ACACTCTACACATTTCATTTGGTCTTTATTCACATTTCTGTCTAGCTCTTTATATTTTATTATATCATCATTACATCTATCTAAACTATTCATTATTTCATCAATTGTCATTATTGTGTTTTCATATTTTACCTTTACAATATTCTTTCCAATTATATTAGTATGACATTCAATTATGCTTCTATAATGTAGACTTTGTGGATACTTGTTTGTTTGTTCCAATAACCATGTTCCTTGGATATCCTTTATTTTTACCAAATCCCATCGTTTTCCAATTTTGTTAACTAATTCAATCAACCTATTCATTATTACAATATAATATTGTGGTACCCACCCATATGATATTATATAACTTGTATATTTCATCACTTGATTTACAATTTGTTTGCTTAACTTCTCAGTTTCCTTATCACTACTTTTTTCAATTTTATTATATATATTTTCTTCTGATCTATATGTACAATGTGTTTCGTATATATTTCCATTTTCAGTCCATAAACGTATTTCTCTTATACTATGTGATAAAAAGCAATTTTCCATTTTTGTTGGTTTATCGATTACAATGTACTTAACCTGCTTTCCTATCTTCGACATATAATATATACATTTTTCACCTATTTTTCTTAATTCACCTATTTGTCCAATTATAATATTATCATCACCTTGCGCATATATCTCTATTTTTGAACCATCATTTGCTTCTACTATATTATACCTTTCTGTTATTTTATAACCTATCTTAACTAACATCCATTTTGTTATTACAATATTTCTTATTGTGTTATCATCTGAAGTAGTAACATCACCGCTAGCCTGCTGACCTATCACTAAAAGTTTAATCTTATTTCCTTCACTATATCTTATTGCGTGCATCTGATATCGTCTTTTGAACCACAATTTACTAAACACTTTCATGTTGCATTTTGGACTATTTATACATGCTTTTTCACGTACTTCTGACATTATCATTATTTCATTATACGTTTGTGATGCATCCCAATTGCTAAAGTCCATGCACAATACGTAATTATCAGTATTTTCTATTTTTTGTAATAGTCCAACATAACTATTAAAAATATCTAGTCCAATAGCTACTCCACATTTGTTACTATTATTAATTAGTGTCTCATTTTGTGTATCAATCATTAAATGGTCTGCCAATCTTAATCCATAATTTGCTGCATTTAATGTTCTACAAGGTTTTGATATTCGTTCATCTTCTTCATCTCTCTCTAATAATTCCTTCTTTAGATATAATTTATACCTCGTCAACTGTGTATCCTTCATTTCCAACACATCTATTATTGTATTTACTAATAATATGTCATGTATTCTCTTTAATCGATACTTTGTACTATTTTTATTATCATTATTTTTTATTGTGTTGTTCAATAATTTGTAGATTTCTTCCATTTTTCCGCCTTGTGACCCCTTGCTTTTGTATGCCTTTTCATAAGCTATAGATACTTGATGACCACCACAACTCATATAATCACTTATTTCATTATAATATTTTTGAAATTCGTTAACAAAATTTAAAGTTTCGTCTAATTGTGGACAGACACAATTTCTTTTACCTATTCCTCTAATCGACCCATTTAAATCAACAAAACTATGTATTAATTTATCATTATTTTCTAATTGATGTTTGCTCTTTAATCTTTGCGCTACCGTTCTATATCTATTTTTTATATCAATTTGTTTTTCAAGATCATCTTTTATTTCAAAATCAATTTGGGTTTTAGCTATTTTTGATTCATTTATTAACTTTATATATTTATTCGTTATTTTATCAGCATTATATTCATACTTTTTTGTATCAATCTTACCAACCATATCTCTATATCTCCTATTATTCTGTACCTGTGCACATCGATCGTTAATATTTCTGTTATATACTCCCATATCATTATTCATTACTTCAATTATCATAGATACAGGTAACATTAATTTCTCTATTATCCAATTATCTGTTTTATCAGTAAATAATGTCGCTATGCATATGAATTTCGTCATTAAATTACTTTTCGTCAATATTATTGTACTTAATAATCGCCTTGTATCGTCAGATAACATTTTCTTTCCAATTATGTATGCCAGATTCACTACCATAAATCCACTTATATCTTTTTTAGCCAATAATGTTAATGACGCACACAAATTAAATACAAACAATAATTTTTCATCAATTCCTTCAACGTCCATTCTATCTAACCTTTTTGCATCCATTATTAAGTCGTCAACTCCTATATTATTTTTCGTATTTAATCTAATAAATATTTCAGTTTGTCCCAATGTTTTTACATCATCTTCAGTCATTTTTTGTTCTTTATCTACTTTACCTCTTATATATTGTACAATTCTTTTTATTGTTCTCGAATAATTTGGAACATAGAACAACCATTTTACAAAGTTTCTTATCATTAACATCATGTATCCTATTGCCCATATATTTCCACTCAGTGCTTCATTCATATCATGGTTAAATAGGTCATTTACTTCATTGATAAGTTCATCTAAACCTATCAATTTCATTATATTTTCCACAAACGTTTTTATATTTTTTGATTTTTTATATGTGTTTATTATTTTGACATGGATCAATAACCAATTAATATATTTTTTAATGTTTGGG